GATCTGTCCAATCCATCATAGGGGCCACGCTAAAGCGTCTGGACACCGCAGAGCCTTTGTTTTCGTTGGTTGTAGCTGATTTTTCTAGCATTTTGCTCTACGTGTTTAAGGCGTGTTTTAGGGGGTTAAAGGGCGTTTTTATGGGCTCGGTGGTACAATGTACCAACTCATAACCGACGTGTACCACTTTTCTATGGCAACTATCAGAACCAGAAAGCTCGCCAGCGGCAAGGTAAGTTATACCGCTCAGATTCGTGTGAAGCGTGAAGGGGCGCAAGTCTACCAAGAGAGCCAGACTTTCGCCCGTAAACAGGCCGCCCAGGCCTGGGTGCGCAAGCGTGAAGCTGAGCTGGATCAGCCCGGCGCGATCGATCGGGCAAACCGCACAGGCGCTACGGTCAAGGAAATGATTGAGCGGTACATGGTTGAAATGGAAAAAGCCCGCGCTATGGGTAAAACCAAACTGGCCACACTCAAAGCTATCAGCGAATCCTACTTGGGCCAGGTTGATGACCAGGACTTGAACTGCCAGGTATTGGTTGAGTATGCAGTCTGGCGCATGGGGCCAGAAGGTGGAGGGGTGCTGCCTCAGACGGCCGGCAATGATTTGGCTCACCTTGGGGCTGTGCTATCCATTGCTCGCCCGGCGTGGGGCTACGAGGTCGATCCTAATGCGATGGGTGATGCCCGCAAGGTATTGCGCAAGCTGGGTTACAACATGCGCAGCCGTGAACGCGACAGACGCCCGACACTGGATGAACTGGACAAGCTGCTGACGCACTTCCAAGGCATCCTTGCCTACCGTCCCAGCTCAATCAACATGCTCAAGATGACCGCCTTCGCGTTATTCTCGACGCGCCGCCAAGAAGAGATCACCCGTATCAAATGGGCTGACCTGGACGAAGAGGGAAGCCGTGTCCTGGTCCGGGACATGAAAAATCCCGGGCAGAAAATTGGCAACAACGTGTGGTGCCATTTGCCACCCGAAGCAATGGCCATAATTAAGACAATGCCAAAAGCAGTAGAGGAAATATTCCCCTACAACGCCGAGTCCATATCTGCTTCGTGGACGCGTGCCTGTAAGTTCTTGGGGATTGAGGACCTGCACTTTCACGACCTGCGTCACGAAGGCGTTAGCCGACTTTTTGAAATGGATTGGGATATACCGAGGGTAGCCAGCGTATCGGGGCACCGAGACTGGAACTCAATGCGGCGTTACACGCATTTGCGGGGAAGGGGTGACGCTTATGCAAGCTGGCAGTGGCTGGAAATTGTCCTGAAGGCGCCCGTAAATCTGGGCGCCCGGACGTTGAAGTGAATTAATTGCTACGGGGGGCGCTGTTGAGTTGGAGACTCTCCTTCAGCGCGGCAGCGCGCTGACCGTCCAGATATACGGACAAGTCTGATATATGCACGCCCTTAGCACTTTTCTGGCTTGCTTCCATCCGTGTGATCGGGATTTTTATCAGGCCTGCCATTACCTTGCGCTCAAACATATTGGTGGTCAGGTGGGTGAAGTAGTCCTTGCACAACCTATCTAGTGGGATCACCACCTGTCCGTTGTATTGGGCCATCAGAACAAAAAGAGTTTTCAATGTTTGGCTTCCAGTTCAGTAATCCGGTTTAGCAATTGAGCGATTACCCTGTTCTTTTGGTCGAGAACCAGCTCCAAGGTGAGCGAGCGCTCCAGTCGATTGATTATCTCGCCATTCATGCTTCGTTGATTCCTAGAAGCTACAGCGGCGATTTCTGGGCGTAAGCCATCGGGCAGGCGGATAACGAACTTGTCCTGTACGCGGGAGTCACGCATTGGTCATCGCCTTACCGTTGACCTTCAGACGCCTCGCGACCTCGTACTCACTGGCGGTTATCTCGACTGCTCCGGCAATCCAACCAGCAGACGGTTTGCCGGCTTCAACATTGGCAAGGTGGTCTGACTCTTTAATATCGAAACCTAGATTGAAGTAAGCCACACCTTCTGCTTCAAATTTTACTCCCCCTGAGAGCATTAGATTTCCGGTATTAACGCCTAACTGATCCCAGTACTTATGGGCACTCAACCGAGGAGGGCAATTTTCGGCCCAGAGTGTCATCAAGCGCTTATGTTCCTCACGTATGGCTGCTCTATCATCTTTGTTGGTGCCTTTCGGCGGCTTCGCGTTTTGCCGCAATGACCGGTAACCGTACTCATCAGGACGACGCCAATGCACGTCTAGTTCGTGGCTATTAGGAAGTTTCACCCCACCGGCAAAATGGCCTGTGATGTCGTACATTGGGGCGATTGGGCCACCCAACAGCTTGCCAAGATGTTTCATTGCTTCGAGTTGGGCGTCCTTTTGTTCGTAAAAATGACGAACAATTACAACTGGACCAGGTGCGGCTGTTTTATAAAAATAACGACTGCTCATGCGCTTGCTCCAAATAGAGTTTTTTGTTCAGCAACTGAGTCACGACAGCTGCTTCGTTTGCTGTGAGGTCACCCAGCTGGTGGGCCATGCTGGTGAGAGATTCGAGTCGGATCCGCGCATCGGCGGTTTTCCGCACCTGGTAATCAAACAACGCTGTTCCAACGATCCTTATAGCCATTAGGTGCCGCGCTGCTTGTGCGCCTTCGACGGGCGATGTGATAGCCTTCGGATTACTATTGCTTTGGTGCTCTGCTTGCATGGTGTTGCCCTCAGTAGTGGTTGGTGTCGGGGAGGTACGAACTCCTCGACACCCCTTCAATTTCCGGTCTTTGCCGGTGTCATTTGATCAATGCGGTAAAAAGTCAAAGCTGATGCTGGGTGTCACTCCTCTGGTTACACCGGTTTAAGCACTCTGAAAAATCCAGCAGCGCACGGTTTTGGGTTTGTCGAACAAAGGGTTTCCTGCTGCCTGCGCAGCGCGCACAGCGCTGTAGGTCGGTTTGTTGGTTTCCACCAGCTTTCGGCTGCGGCAGTCGCCCAGCAGGGCGCGCAAGGTCTTGAGGTCGGTCAGGTTCTGACGGTGCTCGCTGGCCTTCTCGGCGAATTCGTTGAGGTTGATAGCGATCAGTTTTGGGTCGGTGCTGTGATTGACCTGCGGACCTTCGCCAAGGCTTTCGAGGTAGTCGTAGACCTCCCAGAACTCCGCTACCAGCGGGTGATCGGCGCTGATTGCCGATTGGCGCTCAAGGGCCATCGTCACCAGTTGCTGCTGGGTCGTGGCCAGCTGGTTTTCATCCAGTGGGCAGATCAGCCGCAGGCAATCGAGCAGGGCCAGCATCTGGCTATGGTTTTTGATGATCCGCTCAACGCGGATGTCCTTGAGTTTGCGCAGGCGTTCTTCATGCACAACCACCCGTTTGGCAAACTTAGCCATCACCTGCGGCTCGGCCCGCACGGACTTGAGCAGAAAGTGGCTTAGCTGCTCGACCGGGACCTGGTTCAGGTTGTCAGCGGCAATCCGGCTTTCTGTGGTGACGGCAGGGCGCGCAAAATGCAGTTTGACGATACGGGTCAGGATTGCTTCAGACGCGCTAACAGCCGCGTTCTGGCTGATAGCGATGGTGGCGCGAAACGGCGGCTCGTAAGTTTCGTTGCCGCTAGTCTTCATGCCCTTGGTACCCAGGGTACCGCCGCCGAAAAACTCCTTCAGCTCATCCCAGTCAAAGCCCTTGGCGTGCAGCTTGTCAGGCTCGTTGCGGTCACCCTCGATCAACACCACCGGCATATTGGACACTTGGCCCATCGCCCGCTGACGGCCTGCACGAGTGGATTTTGACGGGTCAAACCCTTCCTTCTCCTGTCCCAGCAACTTCCACAGGAAAGTGAGCAGGGTGGTTTTACCGGCGCCGGCTTCACCCGTGGCCTCCAAAAACGGAAACGACTTGTACTGCGCCCGGATCTGCTCGGCGAACAGCGAGCCAAACCAGAACGTCAACGCGACCAGGCCATTGGCACCAAAGCACGTCCATAGCATTGCCAGCCAGTCCTCGCGGTACTCCTTGGCATCACGTTGGATGTGCATTGGGTTGGATTTTTGCAGGGTCTTCAGCCGTAGCTTGCCGAACTCGAAGTAGTCCTCCTTGTTGACCTCGCTGAGCACGCCGTTGCGCACCGCTATATCGCCGAACACATAACTGCCGTGCTTTTTGCTGTAGCCAATAAAGTCGATGGTTTCGACTGTCTTCAGGCCAAAAAGCTGGTCTTTCATTATCTTGTCGAGGTGCTGGCCACTGCCGGTATACACCGCGCCGGCAGCCATGCCCAACAGCCGTTTTTTAAATTCACTGGCTGCTGCCACCTGGCTACCGGTGAAGGTGTTTTTGACACTGCCACCGTCATGGGGAAAGTCGATGCGAAAGTAGTACCAGGACTCGTCCGTGACTTCATTACGCTGGAAATACAGCGCCTGCGGGTAGCAGTTGGCGATTTCGACAACTCCACCGCATTGGCGCAACGCCTTATCGCGACGCTGATTATCGTTGAGTAACTGGTCTTCCTGGCGCTCAGAGGACTCAAGGGCCAGCATGGCTTTGTTGAATTTCTCCAGATCCATCTTGAACCAGTACAAACGGCTGTCGAATCCGAAGTGAAATTCATGCCGCTCGCGCCATTCGTACATCAGCGCGCCTTTTTCGGCTGCACCTTCAGCAATCAACAGCGCACCGTGATATCGGGCATTTCTCAGATCATGGGTGACGCGCTCTGAACGTTTACCCAGGTCATCGATCACCACCCAGCGCTGGTGGAGGTCATTCCAGTCTTGTTTGCGGTTGTCCTGTTGCGGGATTTGCGCCGCTTCACAGGCATACCCAAGTTCACGGGCCATACGCACCCAACGCTTGGTGTAGCGGTGTGCACCGGGCTCGTTATCCAAAGCCCAAATCAACTTGGGCAACTTGCCACCGCGTTGCCGCGACAGTTCTTTCAGGGATGCTTCGGGGAAGGCATTGGATGACATGGCTGAGACGGCGGCGATGTTGTGGTGTACCAGGGCAATGGCATCAAAAATGCCTTCGACAATCCACAGCTCTTTGGCTTCAATAAGATCGACACAGGGTGGGCACCACCACGTTCCCTTGTAGCTTTCACCTTGTTTAAAGCGCGCCTTTTGTTTACCGAAGCGATGCGGGCGGTCAATCAGGCGTTCCCAGTAACCGCCTTTCTCCAGGGCGAATCGTACCGTCGCGCTGCCAGCGTTGTGCTGTGCAGAGTAAAACGAGTCCTGGGTAAACCAGCCCTGAATCAGCTCAAAGCGAAAGCCCCGAGCAAACTCCAGATAAGCACGGGCTGTCGCGTTGGGATGCTGATCTGTTGATGGCGCACGTTGAGTCCAGTCATCGAATAAATCCTCGTAGAGTTCTTTGACGTGCCAGCTTTGAGCGCACTTCCCCTCTCTGCCGCAAATGATCAGCCAGGGGTTGGAGTGGTGGGCGTATAGCTCTTTTTTGCCACACGCAGGGCATATGCCACCACGCATGTAATCGGTGCCCGAGCGGTGTTTAAGCTCGTAGTCGCTTTCAAGGCGCCTGAGCACTTCAGTACGCAGCTTGTGTTCCATATTCATCGCGATTACTTCACTGCTCTGAGGCTGTGTGTGAGCGCGCCCATCAGGCGCTTTTGTGCTGCCATCACAGGCATGGCGATGAGGATGGATCCATGACGCAAGCCTTCGGGAATAAGCCGGTATGGGTCGGCGTACCAAACGTCGTTAAGTACCTGGCTGTACCGGCTACGCAGTTCAGCAAGTAGTAACTCGGCCTCTAGCCGCGTCAGTTCGGCGCTGATTTCAACAGGCTGTTTCATGGTCCACCTCGAATTTCGGGCGTAGCTCACCCAAACCCATTGCACACAGGTCTGGAGAAGGGGGGTTAAGGGTTAGGGCGTAACGAGGCGCGTTCGGCGGTTGCCGTACTCATAGCGCACGTCCCGTTTCCAGTTGTTCCAGCAGGTCGGGTTGATCGGTGGGTGTCGCCATCGCTGCACGACGTTGAGCAACATTGGCGATTGGCAGTTTGACCGTGGGGTTGGCCATACCGCTGGGGCTCATTTCGTGGGTCATTTCAAATTCGGCGCGCACCGACCAACCGCAGGCCTCATTCGTGCATTGCAGGTAGGCAACGCGCAGAAAGATGTGCGTGCCCTCGCTGGTGCGAATGCGCATGCGTGATAGGCAGTGAGGGCAAACTAGCTTGTAGGTGCTCATGCTCAAATTGGCTCAGCAATTTCGAAGGCAATATTTAACGGGGTGATGGCATCGCCAATTGCGATACGTATATCCATACCTGCAAGGTCGCCATTGGCCCTACTGACAGTTTCCTTTAGGGTATCCAGCCGTTGCTGTGCTTTTACCAACAGCTCAATGAGTTGTTCCCGGTTTTCTTCAAGGAGTTCGTTCATGGCTATTCACTCGAAAAAGGAAGTTGAAGAATTGATGCACCGTTTCGCAGAGCGATATGAAGCGCTTGTGGAAATTATGCGAGGAAGGGAAACCGCAAAAATGACTGTCTCGGGAACCATTCCTGGACTATCGGTAAAGCCAGCGGACATACGCTTCGCCGTTGACGATGTTTCCACAGCGTTGAAGGAGATAAAGGCTCGTCTTGGCAAGGGCTGACGATGCAAGGTCATCTTTGGACTCCTTGGATAGGCTTACTGTGCAGTTGAATGGTCGCAAGCACTTCGGCATAGCGGGCAGACATGTAAAGGTTCATGGCGCAGATGATGGCCTCGGCTTCTTGTTTTTCGATCACGCCATCGTCCAGCGCCTGTTCTATGATTTGATCGACACAACCGCGCCTGGCGGCGGCTTTGATAGAGCGGCTGAAAAGCTCGACGTTATCCAGCGTGTCAGGTACGGCCAGCGGGATAAACAGGCCGCCGTACATCTTGGCTACGTAGTTAGGTAGAAAGGTCGTCCCCGCTTGCTGTTCAAGCCTGAAAATATGGTCATCTGTCAAAGGGCGGCTGCCGGCGTTTTCGTAAGCCTGGTTATCGAACTTCTTGAGGTTCATGCCGAGGTCGGCAGCGGCATATGCACGGCCACCCGGATAGCTGCAAATCACTGCACTGACCACGTCTTTTCGGGTGCCTAGAACTGGGCGTTTCATCTTCTGGTATCTCCTTGGCGCCAGAGGCCCTAGTTTGTGATCACACCGTCTTTAATACCGAGTAAAACAGCTGCTCGATGAGCCTCCCCGCGCAAACACTTTTTCTGTCCGTTCAGAACCGCGTAGACCGTAGAGGGGTTGAACTCGTGCTGTTCGGCCCAGTCTTTAGCCGAAATTCCGAGGCGCTTAAGACGGTCACGGGCCTCTTGGCATGCTTGCTCGATGTGGGATGCGTTCGGCATAGTCTCGTTTCGTGTGGTTTCGTGTGATAACAGACGAAGTATTTCCTATGTTTGTAGGATTGCAAAGCCTAAATGGAGACAAATGTGGGAATAGGTGACCGCCTCAAAGAAGAACGTGAGCGCTTGGGCTTTAATCAAACTGAGTTCGCGGCTGTTGCTGGAGCATCTAAAAACAGCCAGTACAACTATGAAAAAGGTGACCGAAGCCCTGACGCGGTCTATCTGGCCGCGGTAGCTCAAAAGGGGGTTGATGTACTTTATGTAGTTACTGGTGAGCGTAAGCCACTGTCAGCCGATAGCATCAGCACAGAGATCGTGGAGTTCTTAGCTGTCTATGAGCATGTCAACGAAACGGATCGCGACGTGCTTTTTCGAATGGCTTGTGCGTTCGCGAAAGCAGCAGATCCGAATTGGACGAAGGGCAGCGCTTGATCAGGCCATAGCCAAACATGAATGAGCAAATGCAAGACGTCGACCACGATGGCCGGTCTCCACAGAGATCGAAAGGAGCAATACCGATAGCTTTGAAACCCTCTAAATCCTGCAAGCACACCATTGATGTCTCAGCGAAGGTTTGCCCCAACTACGGCGTTAAAAACCCCGGTGTTATCGCAGGACAGCAGATTGCCGGAGCCGTAGTTCTGTAATCATAAACGCAGTAGTTGTCTCAATGTGTTCAGGTGGACGCAAGGATAAAGCTTCCAAACTCAAACGTGCTGAGAATGGGGGTCTAGGAATAGCTGGGGGATTTTAAGTTTCCCAGTGCCCGTCATAAAAAATGGAGTACGCACGATGAAAGCCTTTACTGCCTTAGAAGCCCTTTTCTTGCATCTTTTTTGTGAGTTGAGCGAGCATCAGCAGCAGGATGTGCTGAGGATAATGGAGGCGCTTGTACAGTCATCGAAGTAAACGATTGATGGGGAGCCCCCTACGATGTGTAGGGGGTTTTATTTGGACTTATTTTCCTGTGTCCGCGCCCACTCCCGATCCACCGCCCGTTTCGCTGTATTTGTGTTTGCGTATAGCCACAGCAGCCGTCTTGGTTTGCTTTGGTCGCCGGCAGTCCTGGTCCTCTCCGTACCCGTTTTTTCATCACGGTAGTAGGCGATGACCCCGGTATAGGTTTTCTGATTTTCTTCCGCCAAATCCTCGACCGAGTCTTCGGGCAGTTTGCTTTCCAGCTCCAGGCTCATGGTGTAGCCGTTGTCGGCGCTGAGGTTGTGCTGGACGTTGCCGCCGTACCAGATGATAGCGTCGATTTCCTCTTTAACGCCCATCAGGGTGTAGGTCAGTTCAGGGATTAAGTCGGGCCGCGCCCGAGCCAAGGTGTAGCTGAGGGTCGCACTGCCACGCTGCAAACGGTTGAATTCGGCACGGGCTGCGCGCAGCGCTGATTGGCGGTCGCTGTAGGTGTGGCGCAAGTCTTTGAGGTTTTCACCGCCGCCGGCAATGGCGTGCTGCTTTTTGGCGCTGTTTAGGTCGTAAAAGTAGGCCCGCACGCCGTCGTAGCTGTCGCGGTCGGCTTGCAGGTAGCGGTGCTGGTCGCCGTCTTCGCGGGTCAAGGTGATATGGGGCAGGGCGATGCCGGTGACGGACTTGCCACCACCTGCTGGCATGCACAGCAGGCATCCAGCTTTGACGCTGGCCACCGCGTCGAACTCTTCACCCAGGCGGCTGATCAGGTTGGCGTCGGACTCATTGGCCTGGTCAAGCTGCAGGATGATCAGGCCCGCCAGTTTCTGCGCGATGGCCGGTTTCAAGCCATTGCTCAGGGCAATATCGTTGATCACGTCGCCCAGGGTTGTGTTGGTCCAGCTGCGTTCTTGTCTGGTTTTAAAGCCTTTGCGCAGGTCTGCCGATCGGGCGCGAAGGCTAAGTGTGTCCGGTGCACCGCTGTGTTCGATTTCGTCGAGGATGTAGCTGCCTTTATCCACCAGCCCGGTGTCGCTCCAGCCGAGCCAAAGCCGCAGCAATGCGCCTTTGGCGGGCATGGCAAGCAGGCCGTCGTGGTCGCTAAGGGTGATGCTCAGTTGGTCCGCTTCAAGCCCACGGTTGTCGGTTAGCTCCAGGCTAATCAGGCGTGGGCTGATTTTGTGGGCGATGCTTTCGCCATCTACGGTGATGCGAAACACAGGGCTGGGGTATGCGGCGTCACGCAGCGTGCGCTCGACGGCGTTTTGTACATAACCCACTGTGTCAGAAATAATCGGGCCGATCATAACAACGCTCGCAAAACACTCATGCCAAGGCTGGAAGCGGCGCCAATCAGGTCGAGCTGATCATCGTCGATGCGTTTCAGGGTCAGGGTGAACTCAATGCGCCGTGCCGTGCCGTCGCGGAAGAACACCGTTTTGGTTTCGCTCAGGCTCTCAATCACCCACAGGCCATAGATGCGCCCAGTGCCTTCAATCATCGGCCAAGCCTTGCCAGTGTTTGCCATCAGCCGCAGGGCATCAAGGCTCAGCGTGGTACCGGCCAGCTCGGGGAAAATGATGCCGGGCAGGGTGATACTGTCGTCACCGCGGCCAATAAATTGCCGTGCCGGCGCGGCACCCACCCGGCTGCTGCTGGGGTGACGCCATTCGGTTTGGCGCTGCAGTTCTTGATAGGCCAAGGTCGAGAGGCTGAACACGAACATGCCAAGTGCAAGCATCATGGTGGTTAATCCAGGTCAGAGAATTTGCTGCGGCGCTTGGCCGATTTTTCGTTATCGATACGGCTCAGTTCGGCGCGTACTGCTCGGGCGATTGCCAGGGCATCCATGTTGGGCGTGGGGTTGATATTGATTTCGTAGTGGTCGTTGCTACCGTAGGTTGGCGCAGCCGTTGGGCTGATCGGTGGACGCATATCCACGGCCAGCGCCGGGGTGCTGAGAGTGCCGATGGCGAGAACTCCGGTAGCGGTCAGCTGCTTGCTGAGTTGGCTGATGGCGTTCAGCGGGCCTTTGCCGCCTTCTACAAGCCCTTGGGCCAAACCATCCATCGTGAAGTTGCCCAGTTGCGCGAACACCCGCGACGGGCTGTGGATATCGAGTTTTTCCTTGAACCAGGCAATGGTCGAGTCGCCGATGTTGTTGATCGCGCTTTTGATCTGCCCCAGGCCCGCGTAAAGCCCATTGACCAAGCCGTTGATGATCATGTTGCCGAACTCGGTAAAGCGATTGGGCAGATCGATGCCCAAATAACCGAGTACACCGGCAAAGGCCTGGTAGATCAAACCGATGGGGCTGAAGTTGGTCAGCACTGTGAGAATGCCGCCAATTCCGCCGTCAAACCCGGCTTTGATTTCTGTCCAGGAGCTGCCGAAGTAGCCTTTGACCGCGTCCCAGTTTTTGTAGATTAGGTAGGCACCGAGAGCTAGGGCCGCGACGACGGCGGCGATCACTAGCACAATCGGGTTGGCTGACAACCCCCATAAAGCGATGCCTACGGCGCGAAGTGCCGTGATAAAGGGCCCGATCATCATGCGGCCAAGCATCAGAAGGCCGGAAGCAAAGCCTTTGAGTAAACCGATGATGCCTGGCAAGCGAATGCCCACTGATGCCAGTAGAAACCGCAGGCCGATGATCGGCCCCAAAATTCCGGCAATGCCGATGGTCAGAGTGCCCAGGGTAGCCATCAAAACAGAGAAGCTACCAATAGTGATGACAATGGCTTTGCTCATGAGAGGGTTTTCTTTGAGAAACTCTCCAACGGCATGGAGTAACTGGCTGATATCGGCCGCCATGTCTCGTAGCCAGCGGTTATTTTTATCAAAGAGCTCTACCGAGATATTCTCCAAGGCCGCGTGGAGCAGGGTCATATCGCCTTTGAGGTTATCGAGCTGCGTTGCTGCAACGCGGGCAGCTTCTCCGTCTGAGTTGTTCAGGCTTTCGCGCATGGATTGAAACTGCCCAGTTTCAACTGAGCGCATTAGGGTGCCAAAGCTGGTGACTGCGTATTGACCTGCAATGTCTTTGAAGATCGCGCCTCGCTGAATATTGCCCAAGTCTTTCGTTTTGACGTTGATGTCTTTGAGGATATCGAGCATGTCGCGCATGTTGCCGGAGCTGTCCTGGGTGTTCACACCCAGTTTAGAGACCGCTTTGGAGGTGCCTATTCGAGTGAGCACGGAGCGCATGGCGGTGCCTGCCATACTCCCTTGAACGCCTGCGTTTCCAAGCAAGGCGGTGGCTGCGGTGACGGTCTCAAGGCTTTGGCCATATTCACGGCCAACTCCGGCGCTGTATTTCAGCGAGTCACCCAGCATTCGGATATCGACGTTGTTCCGAGTAAATGCAGCTGTTAACACGTCCGCAACGTTGCCCATTTTTTCTGCGGGGATGCCCATTGCTGTTTGAATGTTGGATGCAATATCGGCGGTATCACCCAGCTCCATATCACCTGCAGCCGCTAGGTTGAGCATGCCAGGCATTGCGCCGAGGATTTGTTGCGGGTTGTAGCCGGTTCTGCCCAAAAAGTACTGGCCCTGGGCAACTTCGCTGTCTGTAAATTTGCTGCTCAGAGGTAGCGTTCTTGCTTGGTTGCGAAGGGCGATCATCGCATCGCTATTCTTGTCTGCCACGCGTGTCACTGCTTGGGTCGAAGACATGATTGCGTCAAAGTTGTAGCCCACACGGAGCATGGATTGGAGTTTTTCTCCGGTATACATTCCGGTCGCACGCGCTGCCATGCCCGTGCCGCCTACGGCAGCGACCGTTTGTATGCCCTTGCTGTAATTGCTTCTGGCGCGTTTCTGCCGTTCTTGTTGGGCGGTTAGTCGTCTGAGGCGTTCAGTTTGCGCAGTCAAGGCGGCATTAGCCGCGACTATTTGGGTACGTAAGTCACGTTCGTGTCGGGACAGGTTTTTAGTGCTGATACCCGCAGTGTTCAGTCGTGTGCGTAATGTTTGCAGTTGCGCACTCTGTTGTTGGTGCTGTTGTTTCAGGTTGCTGGCATTACGTACTGCCCGTTTAAAGTCATTGCTCAGCGCTTTGGTTGGCGCGCCTGTAGCCCGAATTTGCTGGCTTAGCGCTTTGACCTTTTCGCGTGCGGCATTCAGAGCTTCTCCCGTCTGTTTAGCCGCAGTGGTTTGGGTACGCCATGCCCCCACATCTTTTTGCTGATTATTGAGCTCCTTTAGTCGATCACGGGCGGCCTTTAAGTTTTTAGCCGCCCCGGTGCTGCCAGTCATGATGCGTTTGAGCGGACCAGTGACTTTGTCGATGGCGGTGAGCAACACCCTAAGTCTTAGATCATTCGCCATCAGTTGAACTCCGCACCCTGGCGCGCTCGCGCCAGTCCATCAGTTCTTGCAGGCCCAACTGATTCATATCAGCCGGTGCCCAGTGAAAAACCACAGCCAGGTCGGCCATGGCGTCTTCTACGCAACGAGGTATACATCCGCCTTCGCCGACTTCTGCAACAAAAAACTGGCGATCTTGCTGCCGATGGCCAACAAGTCAGCCGGGTCCATACCGGCTGCTTCAGGGGCGGTAATGCCGGGGTTGCTGATTCGCGGGATCACCTTGATCAGGCTGGATACGTCCATGTTCAGCAGGTCAATCAGCAATACGCCGCGCAGCTCGCCCGAGGCGGGTTTGCGCAGGGTGATACTGGTGATTTGCGTAGTGCCGCGTTTGATTGGCTGGTCGAGGGTGACGCAGTTGTCATCGGCGGCGGGTAGGGGTTCAGCGGTGTCGTGGGTTTTCATGTGAGGCTCCGAGGAAAAGGGTTAACCAAGTCAGATGCCGATGGCAATGCGCTGTTTTTCCAGCATGTCGATGCCGCCGACCTTCTCAATAAAGTTGAGCAGATCGATCTCGATGATTTCCTCGTTATCGACGGTCAACTTGTAATAGGTGCAGGTGGTTTTGATGCCGTGTTCGGTGTCTTCGCCGGGCTTGGCATCGCCCATTTCGATGGACTCGTGACGACCGCGCACGGCGATTTCCACGGTGCTGGTTTCGCCCGTATCGTCCTGTTGGAACGCGCCGGAAAAACGCAGTGCGACGGCTGAGGCGTTGACCGCGCCGAACTGTTTCAGGGAGATCAGATCCAAACCGCCGGTTTTCCAGTCGAACTGCAGGCCATCGTCTGCCATGCCCAGGTCAGCCTTGACGCCGCCGTTCATGCCGCCGCCGCGATAGCTTTCCATCTTGCGGGCCAGCGCGGGCAAAGTGACGGACTTGACCACGCCGAGGTAGCTGTTGCCGTCGTTGAAGAGGTTCAGGTTTTTAAGCTTGCGAGGTAAGGCCATGACAGGGTTCTCCGAGGTGCGGGCACAGGGTTTGCTCCCCTTGCGGGGAGGCCCGGTTTAACGGTTGATCTTGCTGGCGAAGTCGATCAGGTAACGGTCGGTGATGCGCTGACGCAGGGTCAGGTCTTCCAGCGGCGGCACGGGGGTGTAGTCGTAATCGAGGTAGAGCTTGCCGGCCTTGAGTGTGTCCTTGTCGTTGATCTCGTCTGGAAACCAGCAACTGCCCCCGATTAGATAGCCCTGGGAGATCAGCTCGCGAAACTTGGCGTTAATACCCTCAACGATGTCGCGCACCAATGAGGCATGCATGGGTTTATCCACCGTCCACATATGCGCCTCGGCCATGGTGTCGGCGAGGATTTGCGCGGTGCGGGTGTAGTTCTCAAAGGCAAACAATGGGTCGTCGGAGCAGGTGCGGCTGCCCCAGAAGCGATAGCCGCCCTCGTTGATCAGCGTGGTGACTTCGTTGCTGTTGAGGTAGTTGGCATCGGTTGCCGGGTTCTGCAGGTCCCAGAACACATCGGCGCTGATGCCGGTGACGCCATTGACCGCGACGTTGGACAGGGTTTTATGCCAGCCCACCTCCTGATCGATCTTGGCGCGTAAGCCCAGCGCACGGGCCACAGCTGAGGCGACGGTGGTTTTGCTGGTGGCAGTGTCGAAGTTAAGGAAGTCCGGCCAGATCACCATCACCTCACGGGCACCGAAGTTCTCGCGGTAGGCGACCACTTCCTCTTTGGTTTTGCAGGCCCAGGCACTGACGTAGGCGAAGGCGCGCAACTGCTGGGCAATGCTCGCCAGTGCGGTGGCCACCGGCAAACTGTCCAGTCCCGGCGCACCCAGAATGCGCGGCACCATGCCCAGGCGCGCCTTGGCGGCGAGCAGGGCTTTCATCCCGGTGTATTTACCTTCGGGAGTGGTGGTACCGATCAGCGCACTGGTGGTCTCGGCCTCGTCTTTGCCTTCCTTGACCCGCACCACGATGGCGTAGGGTTTGGTCTGGTCGGCTATGGCTTGCAGGCTGACACCGAGGGTGCCTTTGACACCGGCTTTGCCAACAGCGGTTTGTACGTTGGTAATCAGTACCGGCGTGTCCAACGGAAAGAACGCCGCGTCAGCGTCTTCGGCGGTGCACACCATGCCGATAACGGCGGTAGGGATAGTACGAATGGGACGTGTGCCGTCGTTGAGTTCGATGACTCGCACGCCGTGGAGATAATCGGCCATGGGTGATGCCTGCGCAGTGGAATGACACTGCACAGGCTGCCGCGCGCGTAGCGATTGGGCGAGGGGGTGGGCTTGTAGAAAGGAAGGCTACAGGGCATCGGGGTGTAGACGCCCAGATGTTGGGTCAATCGTCTTGGGCACTAATCCACTTAGGGGCCAGGGGGCGATGTCCAAGGGCTGGAAAATCCGGTGATCGTGGCCAGTCGCGCAGTTGCTGCATATAGCTCAACAGTTGAGGGAATTGTTGCGTAGTCAGCGTGGTGGTTAAAGCCAGGTCCTGCTCATCGCGGTGACGTTCGCGCAACCATTTGATCCTGTCGATCTCGGTATCTCGCCATTGGCGTTCTGCAATTTGTTCGTGGATAGCCTGAACGCTTTTATCAAGTATCCACTCGCCATCAACCCACACGTGATGCTGACTGGGCATCGGCTCAACTGTTAAACCATCGGGAAGCACGCCTAATTTGTTGTGCTGCAGCGGTGCCCCATCCTGAGTACTGTAAACCTCCCCCCGTAGGTCTGGTACGACACTCCAGGTCACATCACTGTCGGGTTGATGCACGATGGCGAAACCCGTAGCGCCCACAGGCGGAGCCTCTAGAAACGCCATAGCCGGAATCAGCCAATTGTTTTCATCCATAGGGTCAGGATCGGCAACACTGAAACCCATAAATTCACCCGTTAGAGGGTCGGCTTGGTAAATTTTTGGTGCTGACATTTTCTTTCCTCAGTAACGGATACAGGCCAAAGGTGCCAAGTTTCGTGAGCGGTTGGTATTGCCGCCCGATGCTCCAACCCCATCTTCCTGAGTTCCCGTCGATGAGCCTTTATCATTAAAGGGTTTAAGGTAGTTATGGAACCCCGTGCCAGTACCGTCTCTGTAGGTCCAGTACCTCACGGGGTGGGTGTGGCTGCCCACCATCCAGTCTTGCCAACTGGCCCAATCACGACCGGCATCGACACCACGGCCATCATCAAACCCCACAACGCTTTCACCGCGCACATCGGGCAGCACAATGTAAGGCCCATTTGTGGCGCGAGTTGTCGACGGGGCCGTAGCGTTGTTGCAGCGATACCCCCAAACAGCGCTCGCATTAAGCACATCGCCTACATAGATCGCTGTTGTTAACGCTGGATAGTTTGCTACCGGCACTGCCGCGCCATTGGCCTTCAGCGTCCCGACGGGCGGCAACCGGCTAAACGTGAACACTGCGTCACCTGGCGCGCTCGCGTTCATGCCTGCCGCGATGGCCTGTACAAAAGCCGTGTTAGCCAATTGAAGATCGTTTGCACCGACTGAGGCTGTTGGGGCGGTCGGTTTTCCGGTTAACGCTGGACTGGCGAGCGGTGCTTTTACCTTAAGTAAGTCATTGGTTTTAATCTGGGTGTAAGCATCCGTAATGCCATAGCCCGCCAGGGTTGTAGCGCTGTTCGCCTTTTTGGCAAGATCTAATCCTGTTGCAATTGGAGTGCTTATCCATAAGAGAGGCCCATTGACAGGAACGGCCGTGGAGCAGGAAAAACCATTGCTCAAGCACGACATACGGTATGAAGGCTCATTATTATTATGCGAAAGCCATTTTGCCCCGTCCCAATAAGCATTTCGCGTTAAATGACTTTCAAGTCGAGCTGTAACAAACGCGTAATTTCCACCGTGCAAATCTAAACTACCGTCCGACAAGGGATTGATATTTGCAATCGCATCCTTAATGCCAGCTCCTGCCAACGTGTCAGGGTTGCTGCCTGCGATTACCACACCGTGCTCGTTGATGGTGACCTTGCGAAAGGTGCCTGCCATGCGCGTCGGCGGCAGGACTTCAATGATCTGATCGTCCACATATTGCCGGGTGGCCAACACCACGCTCGGGTCGATCTTGAGCGTGACATTGGCGGCGCTGGTGACGATAAAGTTGATGCGCACCACTTGGGTCTTGCCACTGCCCTGGGCGAGCAAAGGTTTGAAGCTGGGCGCGCAGTTGGCCACGGCTACCAGATCACCTTCGGCGTCGTACAGACCGATTTCACGAATCCACCAGCCGCCGACGTTTTCCGGGATCACTTGCTCAGCGATGATCACGTTGGCGTTTTTCGGGTCAGTCCTGACCTGATTCAGAGGCGCACGGCGCTGCTCGTTGATCAGTTTGGTTTGCGCCCGGTCGGGCTGTGGGTCGCTGCCGCTCGCATCGCCGATGCCCATCTGCGAGAACGTCCAGGGGATGCCCAAGGCTGCGGCGTTGGCTTGTTTGGCTTCCCCGACGGCAGTGAGGATCGCCATAAACTGGCTGTTTTGATCAATCATGGGTACACGTCCAGGGTTTCGATTTGGTGTTCGTGGCCAGCAGGGCCGAAGTGCCCCGTGATCTCAATGTCACGCGGGGTGGGTGGGTAAACGTCGATTTCGTCGCCCTCGTAAAGCGCCGCAAACACATTGATTTGCCCGGTGCTTTCAAGGCTGATGGCCAGACCGGTCAAGTGGCGGCTGACGGGTTTGGCGTCATCGATCAGAAAGGTCAGTTCCTGGTACATCTGCTCGGTGATACCGGTATCCAGCACACCAACCTTGAGCGCGAAAGTGCCTGGCACGCCTTCGGGAGCGGTCTGCCACCACTCGACCACCTCAATCAGATACCCCAACGGCTCGACCACCCGACGCAGGGCGCCGATGGTGCCTTTGCGTGAGTGGATAACGTAGGACGCACGGATCGCAGCGCGTTTGGTGCTCTCCAGCCACTTGCTATCCCAGCGGTCTACCGACAACGACCACGCAAGGTATGGCAGCAGCTCCGTGGGGCAGGTGTCGGGGTTCCACAGCTGACGTAAGGGAATGGGCACCCGCTGAATTTGTGCCAATGCCTGGGCTGCCTGACGTTCCAGGTCGCAGGCATTGCGGGGCAGTAGCGACTGACAGCTCACGGCTCAGCACCCAGCATCAGCGTTACGGACATGCAAAAAGGCGCTTGGTACGGTGTAGCGCGAATGTCTTGCCAATTCTCGAGCGCGACCTTGCGCACGCCTTCGACATGCAGCGCGGCGTGGACGGCAGATTCGGATACTTCCATGCCCAAACGGCGTCGCTGATGCACAAAGGCCAGCAAGCGTTTTTCAGCGGCAGCAATAATCGGCTCGGACTCGGGGCCGCTGGTGGTCAGGTAGAGCGTGGCATCGATCTGGTAGCGGATAACCTGCGCGGTTTGTACCGTAAGTCGATCAGCAACCGGTCGCCGATCTTCGTCGCTGAGATAAGCCATAACGGTTGCCAGTAACGCTGGATCGGCACTCCCATCGCCGAGCAAGGCTTGCACGGTGACAACGACCACTGCCGGACTTGGGCTTTCTGCAGTGGCGTCACCCACGCGGCCATCGGCGGCACGTGCGTGGATGATGTAGCTGTTGCGCGGGCCAGCCGTGCTCAAACCTTCCCAGGCCATTTGCGCCCGTTCGCGCAGACTGCCGTTGCTCTCCATCACAAGGGGGATGGGCGGGTTGGCGTTGGGGTTGCCTTCCTGGATCACCAGGCGCTGAACGTTAAAATTGGCCGCGAGGTTGTCTAGGTCGTTGTCGGTGGCCAGTGACAACATATTGGCCACTGCCGCTTCATTCACCCGCTGCCGCCAGAGGGTTTCGCGGTAGGCGTTCTCCTGCAGCAGCTTGCTCAGTGGCTCCGACTCCAGCGCGAGCCGCGCCGCAATTGCGGCCTGCTCCTCAAGCGGCCACAGGCTGACCATGTACGCCTTGCGCTCGGCCAGGATCTGCTCGTAATCGATCTGTTCCACGATTTGCGGTGCGGGCAACAGGTTGAGGTCGATAGCGGTGAAGGTGCTCATGCACCACCTCCCAACTGCAGAGGCAGACTCATACTCAGCGCCTGATTACGGTCGAGGACGCGGCCTTCGATATCCATCACGACCTGACCTTGCAGGGTGGCACCTTGAAGCTGAATACGGGTGAGGCTGACACGAGGCTCCCAACGCATGATCGCCATCACACTCGCGGCATACACCCGCAAACGCGTGGCGTCGTTAAACGGTTGGTCCACCAGTTCGGGCAGCAGGCTGCCGTATTCACGGCGCATTACGCGGGTGCCGAGGCGGGTGCTGAGGATATCGCTGATGGACTGGCCGATATGCTCGAGCGTGCTGATAGTGGAGCCGGTTTCGCGGTTCATTGCGGCGTCTCCGTTTGCGCGCTGCCTTTCATCACGCCACCGTGGGTGTGTTTGACCAGACTAATGCCAGCGGCCACCACATCCTCAGAAACAGTGACCTTGCCGGTGACGGTTTGATTGCCGGTTTGGGTGTAATCGCCCTGATGGGTGATTGGGCCTACGAGGGTGATGCCGCCGGTACTGACCAGATTCGTGGTGCCGCCGTCTGCCAACACCGCATTTAAATGGTGCGCCACGCTGTCGTACTCGATCACCGTGCCGTCGTGGTAAGTGCGGCGGTGCAGGCCTTCGCGCTCGCCGTTGGCTGGGTGCGCAGTGCTGTAGATACCGGTGAGGGCGATGCCGTTGGCGATCTGGCCAGAGGGGCTGAACAGGATCACTTGTTCGTCGACGGTAGGCGGGTTCCAGTCCGTATCGGCCCCAGCGCGTAGGGCGATCCAGGGTAGCCAGCCGGTCAGCAGGTCGCCGGTTTTTACACGTACACGTGGCGGTTTCATCTGGGTTTCGGCAATAGTACCGAAGCGGATGAGATTTTCGATCATGCGGGCGAGGGCGGGGAGGTTGTTCATGGCACTGATGGTGGAGTTCTGTGTATTTTATTACATTGTTTCTGTGTTGTAGGGTGTAAATTTACAGGCGTGAAAAACTAACTGCAGTGCATCAAAACTGATGTGATCAATATTTTTGATGTTGAAGTATTATGAATTCTTGTTGGAATAAAGTTTGGAGTGTGAGTGGGTTATGTCAGTTAATTCAACTTTTCGGGGTGGTGAGCCAGATTGGGCTAATGCATGTGTCGGGCAAAACGGCATGCCTGATTATTTTGATTATGCTCAAGGATATTCCTCTGCAGCTAACTTGCTTATTAAAAGTGTATTGGAAGATGAGGGATTTGAGTACTCTGTAGATAAGTTTGTATACCCTATATGCTTTAATATGCGCCACTCTATTGAGTTGAGGCTTAAAGGAGTCGTTGGCTACTTAGAAAAAATATCAGCTTTTAGGGTGCCGCTTGGAGCGTTTGATCTTAAGTCTTCGCATGACTTAGGCAGGATATGGTGCTACATAAAGCGAGAGTCGCAAAAGCTTGACAAGCGATTTTCGTTATTTATCGCTATATTAGATGATCGTATCTTAGATGTGGCTAATATTGATTCTACAGGTCAAACTTTTAGATATCCTGTGGATAATGATCAGAGTAAGCATCTTGTTGATGTATCCTCAATTAATATAAAAATCCTAAGTGATAGGTTTGTTAGTTTAGAATGTATGCTTGATAATTTTGAAGCGTTCTGCGATGAGCTAGTGCGAGAGTATAAGGTTGGAACTCATACTAAGGAACTATCGCGGGCGGATTTGCTCAGTATAGGTGAAAAAGTTCCTGCTAGAAGTAATTGGGTGTTGCAAGAATTTAAGGACTTCAAGCAGAGTATTGTTGAGAAATATAAGCTAAGTAATAGGGGGTTTGCAGGAGCAATCAATATAATTGAAGCTCGTTATGGTATTGCTCCAAAACTTATGTCTCCACCTTTGAAATATGTGGATATAGAAGTGTTGAAGCTGTTTCTAGGTGCTTGGTGCGAAAAAAATGATGTTGTTAATTCTAGGTTAAATAGAAGGCTTGTCATTGAAAGTTGGGGGGGTGGAAATGCTGATGAGTTACTTGATAGCATCCGTCATCATACCAAGATGGAGAGATTGATTTGGCCTAGGTTAGAGGGTTGTATATCAGTGGACGCACTGATTGGCCTTAAGTCTCTTTGTGATTCTCATGGGGTTAATTATTCTGAGGAATATATTAGTCATGTTGAATATAATGAGCGCGATCTAAGGCAGGGGTTGCAGGAGGGCAGTATTGAACATCAGCGTGCGGTGATGAAGTTGATTGGTAGACCTATGGCTGGTGATTATATTTTAAAGTCTATTTTTTTACTCGGGCATGTCGAAATCGCTGAGAACTTGATAAAGTGCCTTGGCCTGGAGGGCAGTTTGGTGTGGCTCCCTAAAGCACGTACGAGAGAGCTATTTGTAGAGCCCTATGTTGGGATTTATAAAAAAATGCTTGAGTCTTGTTGCCTGCCATAGTGGGAGGTTAGTGGTTGGTTTTAAACTTAGGTTGTCAGTCGGTTTAATGCCGACAATTCGCTGGTCGGTCTGGCGATGTACTAGACAGCACGCGCCTGGGGCAAACAGGCGCGGTATTTCTACCTAGGCGTAGATGCTTGAGTCCGGCGCTCACCTACAGATGTCATGCACCAGGTGTTGCTCCGCATCCTGATGAATCCCTTTTATGATTACAGCAGCAGAGCCTTGCCCCGTGGCTGAGTGACTTCAAAATTATCAGGTATAGGCTTTCAATATCTGCCGGCTCAAGCACCTTGAGCACTACCAGCGCTTCGACATAGCCTTGCGCCTGTTCGCTGGCCAGATGCACCTGCGGTTTGCCCGATGGCGGCCATCCTCCGGCGCAGTGTGGCCAACAATCGCGGCGAACGGCTCGCGTTCGTTACCGTAACGTCCACTCATTGAAGGTCCACGCGCAACAGGCTCAGTTGCAACTTCAGTCGTTTCACATTACCGGACGAAAAGACGCCGCCGTAATGCAGCCCTTGTGCCTGCCGCCAGAGTTCACGGCTACCGCTGTATCCCCTTCCTTCGCCGAGGCGAATGCACAGCGAGGCAATCAAAGTACCCAGCTCCGGACTTAACCACTGATAGAGGTCAGACGTTCGACCAGTTGGACACCAAGCGTTTTGGCTGTCGGGGTCAAGTGCGTCAGGATGATGATGTCATCAGAGAGTGACATGGGGGCGCTCATTTTCGAGTAAGTGGCCCTTAGCGCGTAAAGCCACAGTATAGGGGCAGGCGTATCAGTGTGGTGGGAGGGGGACAAAAAGGGCCCCCACGCTCGGTTTGAGTGTAAGGGCCGATTTTACATAAGCGGCGTTATTCGCAGTCACTTTTTCCAGCGATTCACGTCAATCGGCTTCAGGCTAAATTTGGTAATTGACGGGTCGTACTCAAGGTATTGGTTCAGCGAAAAGGTGTAGCTGCCAGGCGGAATATTACGAATACTTGCTGGCCACAGCTCGTTGGTTGAAACCGGCGATCCTGATGCATCGTAACCGGTAATTTGGATCTGTACACCGACCGCTTCGGCACAGTTATTTTCTAGGGTGGCTACACCCTGCATCACCATGCACTCGTCGGCGTCGCACTTTTTCACAAACTGGGCTTTCATCGAGGTTATTTTGATGTCCGACACCGAACATTCTGCATAGACCAAATGGGTGGTCACTAAAAAAGCTAGCGCTACGACGTACTTCATGGGGCGATTCCTTTTGATTGAGCCCAGTATGGTGCCGATCTGTCATAACTGAAACAAGGCGGCAACGCCGAGGTAAAGCAAGAACGCATACAAAAAAAACCACTCCGGTGGGCTTTTTGTCGAGGCCGATTGAACGAAAATGTCGTTATTTGAACTGCGGCAGCTTACTGCGGCGCAGACTGGAAATCTGCTAGGGACATATGCCCAAGATAGGAGACATTTAACAGAACCGCAGAAGCCGAAACAGAGAGACCTGCCCGGGCTTTGCTAATAGTCGCTTGAGTCACTCGAGGGTGATCTACAGCCAATGTGCCCGCTATCGTTTTCGAGAACTGGTCATTGCTTTCGCTAAACACAAAAAGGTAGTGATGCGCTTTCATAACGAGAACCTCTCCTTGGGTGATGGCACAGTGTAATCATTTAGTGGCAGGAAAGGAGGGGGCTTTCCTGATTGAGCGATATTCACAGACCTGCTGCTTATTCAAAGCCTACTTCTGCATGCCCATAGGCAATTGCAAAACTTAGGGTTTAAGGTGTGCCAGCAGCCCGTCTCGAATCAGTTCTAAATCCTGCGAAGTAAAGCCCAGAACCTCCCTCTGTTTGTAGCGAACCTCCGGGGCATTAGCTTCAGCCCGGTCTTTCAATCCGTACTGATGCACCCGAGCAATCCGCACCACTCGCCCGGCAAACCCTACGATGATCGACTGTGCATCGCCCTTGGCCTTCATATAGCTGGTCTTGGGCAATTTCTGGAACATCTTCGCCTGACGCTTGATCCGTCCTTTTTTACCCTTCAAGTCCCGTGGTTTGCGCGCAGCATATGTGCTGCCGTCAGGGTTGCACTGCTGTTTAACCCGCTGCTGCTGACTAAGGCGCAGCTTCTGCGCCAATGACCGGGCCAGCTTGCTACGGGCAGCCGGTTCCAGTTTGCTGAGCAGCACACCGGCCCAGTCTTCGAGTGCTTCCAGGTTATTGTCCATCTTGGATCATCCATTCGCCGTTGAGGCCCAGGCGGCTGGGGCGCCATGCGGGGTCGAGGTAGTTGGCGACCCGCTGCGGTTCGCCAGGGTGTTTGACGGTGGTGTTGCCGTCTGCATCCTTGCCTACGACCACGCGTTCGGTCAGCAGCAATCGAATGCTGAGATCAACCTTGCTGTTGTCCAGCACATCCGCCTCAAACTTGATGCCCTGGACCGAGTTGTCGAGGTTTTCCAGCAGTTCGGACTGGTTGACGCTGACCCAACCCAGCAACGGCAGCATCACGCTGTCGGGGTGACCGGCGTAGTCGGTGAGGATGATTTGCAGGTCGAAGCTGTATTCAAACGACAGGCTGGCCGCTGCGGTGCAGCGCACTTTGCCGTTGTCGATAAAGATCAGCATTCGGTCGGGGTTGTGCTTGAGTTCGGCGATGGTGGCGAGCAAGTGGGCGCGAAGGCTGTCGGGTTTGTTCATGGGGTGGCCTGCTGCTGTTTGAAGATCATATCGACTTGGTCTGCGCATTCAGCCCATGCGGCTTCGGTACGTTCCTGATCGGTGAGCAAGTCGCCGTTATGGCTTGGTCGTGTCGCTGGCAGTTGGCACGGCACCACTGCCGGACAGCCACTGACGATAAGCGTCGGCGCCGGTAAGGGCGGGGCGCTCGCGCAACCGACGAGCAACGTCAGGCAGAGGCTGGGCAGCCCAATCACGCAGTACAGTGTTTTCACGTTTAAGCACCTCGATCTGTTGCTCGCGCCGGGCCAGGCCTTGGCGCAACTGGTCGTGCAGGCTGCGCAGTTGGCTTTGGGCCTGACGCTCCTGGTTCAGTGTGTTGCGCAGGGTGGTAGCGGTTGTCAGGTTGCGGGTGGCCTCTGCACGGGCGGTTTTGGCGTCTGTCTGTGCCAGTGCCGTGGCCTGTTTGGCGACGGTGAATCGTTGTTGCTGACCCCAGATAAACAGTGCCAAGGCTCCGAGCAGGGCAAGCCAGTACAGCGTCTGGCTCAGGGAGTTCATGCGCGGTACCAGCCCAGTTGGTTCATGGCGTCGATGTCCAGATGCTCCACCGGGCCACGAATGATGATGACCAGTGCATCGGGCTGTACATGCCGCAGCGCCTCGATCAGGTCATGGATACCCTCGGTTTCGGTGTTGTGCGGCACCACCAGCAGGTCGCCGTCTTGCACGCGCAGGGTGCGGACTTCATCAAGATCGATCATGCCGTCACCGCCTGACCACACTCGCAGTCTGCATGCCGTTCAAAGGCCCGTTGCAGTTTGATGTCGTACAAATTGCGCTGGTAGTTCGGGCCGTTGTAGAGCTTGGCGAAGTCGGCCCATTTACGCGCCTTGAGAGCTTTGTGCAGCGCCGGGTCGGTTTCGATAAAGCGCACAAAGGCGTCGAACTGCTGCGACTCGTCGGCGCTCATGGCGACGACAAAGGCTTGCACGCTGGCATAGCCCAGGCGCTGCCAGTGAAAGCCCATGATCTGGAACGCGCCCCAGGAGGCGGACTCAAGGGCTGCGTTGTCGTCAATCAGACGCGCATGGCTCAGGCGCTGGTGTTCGGCGCTGCCACCGGCATAACCGCCGGGTTTGGGATTGACGATGGCGGGGTTCAAGGCGGCCAGTTCGTCGGCGTGCTGCTTGAGCTGGGCCGGGTCGTCACCTTTCTGGCGCAGGGTGGCCAGCTGGCGATACATTATGTGCCGTTCAAACAGGACCACCGGTTTGCCGTTGTCGAGAAAGCCCCTGCCGTTGGACTCCACTTCATTGACTGCGTAGACGCTGGCCAGCGGTACGTCGAGGCGCTGAGCGGCGTTAACCAGATCTTGGTTTTTCAGTAGTCGCTGGCAATCGCCACCGGCCAGGCTGCTCAGGGTTTTGCTGCCAGCCACACCGTCGGCCACCAGACCGATTTTCAACTGATAGGCGCGCACAGAGCCTTCGGTCAGGACGCCGTATGAGCCGTCGGCGTTGAGCTTGGCGCCATGCTTGTTGAGATTGGTTTGCAGGATGCGCACCGCTTGCGAGCGGTCGCCGTGGCGCAGTGTGTTCATGACTGTTCTACCTTTTGTATGAAAAACTTCCTGGCCGCAGCGCGAGTGCCTTCCACACCAAGCAAACCGATCACACCGCCGAAAAACGGGGCGGTGGTAATCGGCACGCCGATCAGCGCCAGGCCGTGGCTGGCGGTGAGTGCCAGGGCGCCGCACAGCGGTGCCTCAATCAACACGCGCCGCAATGTGCCGCCGCCATACATCACCCGCAGGGCGGCAATGATCAAAGCCAGGGCTGCGGCATAAAGCGTCGGCCAGTTCTGCTCAAGCCAGGTGGCGAGCCAGGCCCAGGTGTCGGGACGTTCAGGCATGGGGTGTTTTCCTTTGTCCAAAGGGCGTGGGTTTAAGGTGTTGCTGCGGTTCAGTCCCATAGGTTCACCATGTGCCGTTGAGGCGCAGCGGGTTGGGCGTCGGGCAGGTTGACGAGAGTGCCGTGGGGCAGAAACGGCCCGTGCTCCGCTAGACCGGGGTTGGCTTCAAGTACCGCCTCGGTCACGCCTGCTGTTCGTCCGTAATGACGCCAGCACAGGGCGTCGACCGTGTCGTGTTGCTGGGCGCGAACGGTGGTGCTCATCAGATCAACTCCACGGTGCTGCGGTTGATGCCGAGAAAGTCGCGCACGGCCCAGCGCAGGTCGCGGCGGTAGTCGTCGATGCTGGGGGTCAGTTCTTCGGCGTTTTTGTTGCCGCTGTTGGTGCTGTCGTAGGAGCGGTAGCGCTCGCTGACTTCGGCGCCTGTAGCGGCGTCAATGGCGCGGCGATACAGGTGGACCAACACTGAGATCTGCTGCACCTGCTCGGCAGGCACCTGGGTCAATTCGCTATACCCCGCAGCTTGTTGAATGGCGCGCCAGTCTTTCAGTTCGCGGTTGAGGTTGATGGCGGCGGTGATGCACGCGGTTTCCAGTCGGGCCGGGGTGACACTGGCGTCAATGCGCAAGGTGGCGCGCAGCGCGTCCAGGTCGATGGACGGCCAGAACGGGTGGGTGTTGATATGGCCGCTGGGTGTGCTACCGCTGGCTACGAATCCGCTCATGCGCAAACTCTAAATAGGTCGCCGGTGGTCGGAGCATTACAGGGCTGTATCCCTTGAGAGGACCTGTTCAGCTCCGAGCCGGCGGGGTGCGTGGGGACGCTCGGTTAACGGCGTCAGCTGTTTAGGCTAGCGCCGTGTGTTTTTTCAGAAGGCGCTCGGCGCTATCCAGATCCTTTTTGCCGCCGCAGCCGTCGTGCAGCTCAATGGCTCGTTTGAGCAGATCAATCCCAGCTTCTAACTGGCCCGCTTGGCCTTTCGACTCAGCATCGATGCCGACCAGCGTGGCGCGCCCTGACGCCAGATAGAGCTTGGCGCGGGCCTGATCGGGCATGTCTTGGTCTTCGGTCATTTCGAGGGTGCGGTGCAGCACGTTACGGTCAAAACTGTCATCGCCGGCCTTTTGTGCCTTGAGTGCGGCGCTGGCAATCTCCTCGGCCACCAAACAACCGGTGGTGCGTTCAAATCGGTCTGGCATCACCAGTTTGTACTTGAGCACATAGGTCGCGAGATCCAGTGCGCCCGAGTAGTCGCCGGCATCGATCCGCCAAACCATGACGGTGGTCATGACTTCGTCCTGCGCGCCGTTACCGGCTTCAAGCACGCCCTCGACGTAGGGGATGTATTCGGGCAGCAGCTGCAGCTTTAGCGCGGCTTTGCCTTCGTTGGACTGGATCGACTTCAAGCGCAGCCGGTCCTGCAGCAGTTGGTTGAGTTGATGCTCATAGGCGGTGGCGCCCGCCATTGATTGCAGGGGCGCGGTTTTCGCCGACTCCATCGCCGCACGGGCGCGGCGTTGGTGGGCCTGGGCAAGACTGAGGGCCATGATTAACCCTCGGTATCTGGATCAGATTCAGCGGAATCCACTGAGATGATGTTTTCCAGCAAGCAACCAAGGCCGTAGTCCTCAACCACGTAGGCGTCATTCGACGATTCGTAGTTGCTGATGCGGTTCCATTCCGGCTCTTCTTTCAGGTAGCGGCGGCGTGCCATGAGCTGCCAGTACACCGACAGGTTGGCGAAGGTGGTGATCAACACGGCGCCTTCGGGCATGTAAGGCACTTCGTACAGCGGCAGCCCGCCAACACGGCGTTGCGAGATGATCAGGTCGCTGGCCAGGGTGTTGGTGGCGTCCTGTTCTCTGTTGACCAAGGCCAGGAATTTGTCATGCACCAGTTCGCGTCCGGTCAGTACTACCAGGCCCGGATTACGGCGGTACCACGGGTCGAGCAACTGAATGGCGTCATATACCAGCGCGTCTATGTTTTTGAAGTCGCCGTTTTTACCGATGCGGATTTTGCCTTTCTCGGCACCTTCCTGAAGCACGCGGTCGGGGGCATGCACGCGGTACTGCTCAAGCCAGCCGATGTTGACGTCTTCCAACAGCGGGTTTTCGATGCGGTCGGTTTGTTCAGCTGCTTTGACGCCGTAGAAGCCGATTTGAATGCGGTCCAGGGCTTGGCGTTGGGCTATGGCACCCGACAGACGCGTCTGGAAGTCCGGGAACTTGGCCCAGGCATCGAGCTGGCGATAGGTGACAAAGGTGTCGAAGTCGGTTTTCTCGGCTTTGTACTTGTCGCTTGATAGGGTGCCGATGCTGCGGGGTTCGCGGGCTTTTACGTTGGTATTGGTGCGGCCGGCAATAGTGCTGCCGACGCCCAAACCGACCTTTTCGCCTTCCTGTTCATCAACGCCGATGACGTTGATTTTGCCGAGAAACTCGCTCGACTCCTGAATCTTGGTTTCGAGCTTTTGCTGGACGCTCGGGTCGACGTTAAACGTGGCGCCGGCAGACTCGACGCCATTGAGTTTGGCCACTTGGCCAAGGTAGCCAGTAAAGAGTTTTCGTGTGTCGTTGCGCATGGGTGTCTCCGGTCGTGGGCAGGCGTGTGTGGGCCGTCAGGTCAGAATTCAGCCAGTGCCTGGCTGCCGCCGCCGGTTACCGGGGGGCGTGTGAGTTGGGTGTGATCCTGAGTGTTGCCGAGGGTGGTTTTGAGCGTGCTCAAGTCGGTGCTGAGCTGCTGCACTTGAGCGCGCAGCTCGCTGTTGCGGGTTTGCTCGGCGGTGAATTGCTCTCCGAGGCTTTTGCCGTGTTCGGCAACGGCTTCGACGGCTTGGCCGATGGCGCCGAATTCGCTGTCGTCCTTGGCCTCTTTGCGTTTGAGCAGGTCTTGGACCTTGCTGAACAGCTGGGCACCGATGCTGGGTTTTACTTCGATTTCTTCAAAGGTGAGGGTGGTTTCCAGTGCCTCGGTAAACATTGAGGTCGCGGAGTAGTGGCGGTCTTTGAAGGGGCTGGATTCGGGCTTTTGCGCCGAAAAGGCCAGCACATCAGTGCCCAGGCTGGCCGGGGAGTCGGTCACCGCCAAACCGACAATGTAGGCTTCGCCTGTGTCGGCAAAGCTGTCGTCAATTTCGATGGAACTGTAGATTTTCTGCTTGGCCTTGTTCAGGGCGATCAGTTCGGGGGTGGGTTCGACCTGGGCAAACAGGGCCAGTTTTTTCTGGCCGTTAATATCGATCTCGTCAGTCTTGACCGCGAGTACGTCGCCGTAGGCTTTGAACGGGCTGTCGGGCAGCAGGCTGCGAAAGTGCTCCAGCCAGATGCGGGCGCCGTAGGTGGCCGGGTTGAAGTTTTTCGCGGCCTGTTCCAGCCAAGCGCGCTTGATGGTGCGTTTGTCAGAGGTCGCGCCCTCTACGGCGACACAAAACCAATTACTGCGAAACTTTTTCATGCCGAGAATCCTCAGTGCGTGGGGCGCGTTCCTGTCGGAAAAGATGCGCTGCAATGAGGGGCATGTTCGGGACGCGCGCGTGTTGCGGCAACGAGGCGCCCTTGTAGGGCTGGGGGTTACAAGTGGGGGTGCTACTGAGTAGAGGGCGCGGGCGGCAGCATCGCGGCCATGACTACGACCGCTTTGTTACCGATGGACGCCCGCCGCCAATCCAAGTTTCTGTACTGGATGGGTTGGCGCGTCTGTGAGATCGCCGAGGCTACGGGCGAAAAAGAGAAAACGCTACACAGCTGGAAGACCCGCGACGAATGGGATCGGGCGGATAACGTGGAGCGAATCGGCGGTGCGCTGGAGGCGCGGCTGGTGCAGTTGATCCTCAAGGACGGCAAGACAAGCGGGGATTTTAAGGAGATCGATCTGCTGCACCGCCAGTTGGAGCGGCAGGCGCGGATTGTGCGGTACCAGGGCGGCGGTACCGAAACCGATCTCAACCCAAACCTGGCTAAGCGTAACAGCGAGCCGAAGAGAAAGGCGGTCAAAAACGAGATCGGCGAAGACCAGATCGAGCTGCTGCGTGAAGCGTTTATCGATGGCTGCTTCGACTACCAGAAAGACTGGTACCGCGCTGGCAGCCAACGCACCAGAGTCATCCTCAAAAGCCGTCAGATCGGTGCGACCTACTACTTTGCCCGTGAGGCGTTTCTCGATGCGCTGGAGACTGGGCGTAATCAGATTTTTCTGTCGGCTTCGAAGAATCAGGCCTACTTGTTCCGGGGATACATTCTGGCGTTTGTGCGTGAGGTCTGTGGGATCGAGCTAACCGGTGATCCGATTGTGTTGCCCAATGGGGCCGAGCTGCATTTTCTGGGTACCAACGCCCGAACGGCTCAGGGTTATCACGGTAATTTCTACTTTGATGAGTTCTTCTGGACGTTCAAATTCGAGGAACTGAACAAGGTAGCTTCGGGCATGGCGCTGCACAAGAAGTGGCGCAAAACCTACTTCTCGACGCCTTCCAGTATGGCCCATGAGGCGTACACCTTCTGGACGGGTGAGCGCTTCAACAAGGGCTTACCCGCTGCGCAACACACCAAAGTCGATGTGTCACACGGCAGCCTGCAGCAGGGGAGGTTCTGTGAGGATCGGTTGTGGCGGCAGATCGTGACCATCCTTGATGCGGAGCGGGGTGGTTGTGACCTGTTCGATATTGAGGAGATACGCCACGAGTACAGTCCGGAGGCGTACACCAACCTGTTGATGTGCGAGTTCATCGACGACGGCGCGAGCATCTTTCCGCTGGCCCTGCTGCAGACGTGCATGGTCGATAGCTGGGTGGAGTGGGCCGAGGACTACAAACCCTTTGCCTCTCGTCCATTCGGCGACAGGCAGGTGTGGATCGGCTACGACCCTGCCGAGACGGGGGACTGCTCCGGGCTGGTTGTTTGCGCGCCGCCGCTGGTACCGGGCGGCAAATTCCGCGTGCTGGAGCGCCATCAATTCCGGGGCATGGACTTCGCGGCGCAGGCAGCCTTTATCAAAAGCGTCTGCGACCGCTACTGGGTGACTTATATCGGCATCGATGTCACCGGCTTGGGCAGCGGCGTGGCGCAGCTGGTGCGACAGTTCTTCCCCAACGTCACCTCCTTCAGCTATTCGCCGGAAGTCAAAACCCGCCTCGTACTCAAAGCCTATGACGTGATCCATAAGGGCCGGTTGGAGTTCGACGCTGGTTGGACCGATATGGCGCAGTCTCTGATGGCCATCCGTAAAACCGTCACCGCAGGCGGTCGCCAATACACCTACACCGCAGGGCGCAACGACTCTACCGGCCACGCCGACCTGGCCTGGGCGCTCTTTCACGCATTGCACAACGAACCGCTTGAGGGGCAGACCACTGCCAACACCGGGCGGATGGAGATATTTTGATGAACGATCAACCGGCAGACACTGCACCTCAAGTTGCAGGCGGCAGAGTTAACCAGGCCATTCAGGCTTTCAGCTTTGGTGAGCCAACCCCGGTGCTGGGTGGTCGGGCGGTTTTCGATTATCTGGAGTGCTGGTTTAACGGGCGCTGGTATGAGCCGCCGTTGTCGCTGGACGGGTTGTCGCGGTCAGTGGGTTCCAGCGTGCATCTGCACTCGGGCCTGACCTTCAAGCGCAACTTGCTGAGCAAGACCTTTATCCCGCATCGGCTGCTGTCGCGGGCCGCATTCGAACAGTTTGCGTTGGATTTTCTCAGCCTGGGCAACGGCTATATCGAGGCACGGCGCTCGATGCTGGGCTCGACCTTTCAATTGAAACCGGCGCTGGCCAAGTACATGCGGGCAGGGCAGGACGGCCGCTATTTTCTGGTTCAGGGCTGGAAGGAAGAGCACGAGTTTGACGCGGGTAGCATCTTCCATCTGCGCGAAGCTGATCTGCACCAGGAGGTGTACGGCTTGCCGGAATGGATTAGCGCGCTGCAGTCGGCTTTGCTCAACGAATCCGCGACGCTGTTTCGCCGCAAGTACTACGAAAACGGCAGCCATGCCGGATTTATCCTCTACATGACCGACCCGGCTCAGAACGAATCCGACGTCGATGCCCTGCGTAAAGCCCTGAAAGACTCCAAGGGCCCCGGCAACTTTCGCAACCTGTTTGTGTACTCGCCCAATGGCAAGAAGGACGGTATTCAGCTGATCCCGGTAAGTGAGGTCGCAGCCAAGGATGAATTCAGCTCGATCAAAAACCAGACCCGCGATGACGTGCTGGCCAGCCTGCGCATACCGCCGCAGTTGATGGGCATAGTGCCACAGAACGCGGGTGGGTTTGGCTCGATTCGGGAAGCGGCGCAGATCTTTGTGGCGAACGAGCTGGAGCCGATTCAATCGCGCATGACGCAGTTGAATGAGTGGGTAGGGGAGGAGGTTGTGAGGTTTAAAGCGTATGAGATAGCCCCGGTCATCTAGACCAGGGCGTAAACGTTGGCTAACGTTAGTCGTCAAAAATGACATCGCGTTGGTCAATTAAACCGTGATTCGAAATTGATATCTTGAACCGTTTGAATAGGGTGAAAAACTCTACAATTTGCATTGGAAATTGTATTTTTTTAACTTTAAGTGGCTCACCTGAATCGAGAGCCGCTTGAACGTTGTCGAATCCTTCGTATCTTGTCACTAATGCAGTCACTTCGAAATCGGAGGTCTGGGCTTTTCCGGAAAGTTCGCATGCGTATGCTTCTATACCGACAAGGAATTCTCCCTCGTTTAAAAAGCCTTTTTTAGTGAGGTACTGTTCGATGCTGAATGTGTCTTTTCGATCTGATGCGGCAGTTCCTTTGAAATCGTTGTACTGAACACTAGCATGAAAATTTTCTTTGCCCATGATAACTATTCCTTTTAGTTGTTGGCGGTTTTGTGGTTGTCATGAATCTAATTTGTCTATTTTTTTTCTTTCTTTGTTAAGTGATTCAATACCATTACTATTTTGGGTTTGTTTGCGTCAGGATTCGGTTTGGGACGCTGTTCTTCTTTTTTGCTATCTTTATTATCGCTCATCGTTATGTTCCTTTGTGGGCTAAAATTAAAAAGTATGTAATTAACGAAGCTGATAGAATTGCTGCAGAGAAGCTTATTTCCTTATAGGCGCTAAGTAGGTATCCCGTTTTTATATCCAGTTGGTCTTTGGCGATTTGCTGGGCCTCTTGGCAGGCTATAGCCATTTGGTAATATGAAGTTAATAGGTCTTCGTTTTGGATTATTTCAGTAGTCTCGTTGTCTATCGCCACTCGTGGGCTTTTAGAGAGTTTGATGCTGCTGAATAGTTTTGAGCAGGCTGATAGTAGGGCAATATAAGTTAAAGCTGAAAGTGCTATGAATGTGTAGCTGAGCAGTCCGTGTGCTGGTAGAACTGCTGAGGCGGCAGCGTTATTTAATGCTGTATACCCAACAATGACAATGCTCAATATACTGAGGAATCGACCTGCTTTTTCTTCGAGTTTTTTGAAACGATCAATTTCTTCATCTAAAGCTTGTTTGGATAATTCGTAGAGGAATTTATATCTCTCCATAGTGTATTCCTCTTAATGGAGCAAGCAGAGTCTCATTCCAGCCTCTCAATAATTCACCCGGCTTGGCAAGAAGACTCGCAGTCTCCTAGGCTAGTGGCGTTTTGCTATTTTTCCTAGCCGGTGTGGTATTTCTATCACAAAACTCAAAGGATTACATTCCTTGCCACTCTTTCCGGGAATTGGCGGGTTCACCCTCATGTCGTGTCGGAATCTGGACGGGCGATCGCCGTCGTCCCCCCCACCTATCTTGTTGGCGAAGTAGGTCTTTTGCCCCGAAGCGCTGCACCGCAGGCGGAGGCACTTAAGCATGGTTTACTTAGTCCGCTGGCTGGACTAGACTGACTGCATTAACCAACTATCGAGAGGTGGCGACATGCAGACCCACAATATCCATGCAGCGAAAACGCACTTCTCGCAGCTTGTTGATGCGGCGGCGGGAGGGGAGACCATCATCATCGCCAAGGCAGGCGTGCCAGTGGCCATGCTGGTACCTATTACGGCCCCCAAGCGTCGTGGGATGCTCACTGGTGTGACATTCAACGCCGAGGCTTCGGACGCTCTGGATGCTGAAATAGCGGATCTGTTTGAGGGCAAGGCATGAAATTATTGCTCGACACTCATATCTTAATCTGGGCCGCTATCGGCGACGACAAACTGTCCAAGGCAGCGGCCCAGCTCATCGACGATGAGGCCAACACCCTTTATTTCAGCGCAGCCAGCATCTGGGAGCTGACCATCAAAGGCGCCGAGCGCACCGGCGTTATTCCTGCTGTGCTACGCAAAGTACTGTTAGATGCAGGCTACCTTGAATTGCCGATCAGTTCTGATCACGGGCTGACTGTAGGCAATCTGCCGAATCATCACCGAGATCCGTTTGACCGCATTATGGTGGCCCAAGCGCTTGCAGAAGGTATCAGCCTGGTGACACACGACAGCGCCATGCACGCATACCCTCACACGATCATCGTTTAACCTGTGCGTTACAGTATTACCAAGCCGCCCATCGAGGCGGTTTTTTTCGATCTGTCACAAATAGACCTGTAAACCGCACCTTGTGAGGCTGCTAGTACTAGCGCGCAGCATTTCTCGTCAAAGTGCTGATGGAAGTCAGTCGCACTTTGACGCCACCCATACAGGCTGCTGGGCTTTCAGGGGGAGGCTGTCGGATGGCAATGTTGAATCGCTTCGATTTAGTGACGTGCTTCATGCCCCGGTGCGCGCCGTCGTCCCCCCACCTCGCCTGCGGGCTTAATAGGTCTTTTTTTCCGCAGTTCTGCACCTAGCTGGCAGTTGGCAGGGCTGTGGGCTGGGCAGAGAGTTTTGGGAGACGAAAACCCTGCGGATCCCTGCAAAGGTAGGTTTTTTGAGTCAAAGGAGTGAATGCACATCAACGTGGCATTTGTTTGTGCTCGAATTGGTCGCCGATGACGAATACCTTTTCTACCTTTTCGGTAAAGACCTACCGATTTCTCCGGGTAGCCATAGGCAGCTATGGGCCATAAGCGGACAGTCATCAAAGTGGGACCGTCTAGCGTATACAGTCTGTAAGCACCTACGAAGCTGGGGGTAGTCTCTACTGAAATGAAACTCAGCAGAGCGGATCTTCAGTCAATGTGGGCACGTTCACATCAGTTTTGAATACGGAAGAAAAATAATTTAAATATGGTGAAGATACATGGCATTATGCCATGTACTAGCGCTTTTTGGTGGCATAATCATAGCAAAGCCTATTGAAAATTACACAGGACATTAGAGCATGGAATCTTTTACTTTTGAAAAACTTAATGGCGAGTCTTTTGAGAAAGTTGTAAGGTCTTTAGCTATAGAGAAATTTGGATTGGCTGGCCAAGTTTATCCAATGGGGCCGGACGCGGGTCGAGACTTTTCCTATACCGGTTCTATTGAAGGGTATAAAAATCCAAAATGGAACGGATATGTCGTACTTCAAGCGAAGTTCAAAAAAATTCTAAGAGGCGGATCTTCTGATGTTGATTGGCTAATAAAGCAACTTGAGTCTGAGTTCAGTAAGTACGCTGATCCTGATAAAGATTATATTAAGCCGGAATATTACATTATTGCGACAAATGTTAATTTGTCCGGCGCTGATTCGAAAGTTAGCGGAAGGTTGCGAAAAGGCGGCATGACGAAAGTTTCCGAGTATTTGGAAACTTGGAAAATAAAGATGGGCTTAAAAAGCTTTGATATTTGGTCGTCGGAGAAGCTGGAAACTATGCTGGCATTATCTCCAAATATTCGAACAACTTTTGCTGCGTGGATTACGCCAGGGGACGTGTTAGAGCAATTGCTAAGCAATGTAAGTGCCAAGCAGAAACAGTTATCTTATGCTCTAAAGTTAATGCTGCAGCTCTCAATAAAAAAAGACAAAAATGTCAGGTTGAAAGACGCAGGAAGCGTTAGCGATGATCAGATCAGATCGAGTCAAGTTTTCGTCGATCTTCCAGCAAGAAAGCAAGAGTGGGGAGGGGAAGATTTTCAGTTCGTAAGTGAGTCAATTGAAACTGCTAAAGGTATTTTCAAACCAAGTATTCTTTCGAAGGAAAGTGCAAGTGTAGGCCTTCCTGTTGGTAATGTAGTACTTCTAGGAGGGCCGGGCCAGGGGAAATCTACAGCGTCCCTATTTTTAGCGCAGCTATTCAGAGCTTCAATGCTAAAAGAAGACTCCGGCTACATGTTGGAGGATAACGTTTCAGAGCTTATTGAAGAATTCATTGATCGCGCAAAGGCAGAAGATATACCATCGGTTTTGCCTAGTCGTTATCCTTTCTGTGTGTCGCTACCTCAATACGCAGATAAGATTAGTGAAGCAAAAGATAAGGGCGGGAATCGTCCGTCCATATTGAAGCATATCGCGGATGAGTTTTCGGATATGACGGATGTAGAAGTTGAATCGCCCCGGGTTTCCT